GGATGGCCAGCAACGTGGTGGCGCACCTGGACGTCAAAGACAACATTTACCCACGCAAGGAGCGAGCAGAAAACAAGATCGACGGCATCGTGGCACTGATCATGGCGCTCTCTCGGGCTATCAAGCCAGGGGAGAACGTGGTGCTGGGATCCGACTACGAATTGATGCTGCTCTGATCTGATGGGACTACTGAGCTTCTTTGACCGATTTCGGGCGTCCAGCGATGACCGCTCAAGCTGGGGTGACTTCTGGTTTGAGCCTGTTTCGGCTCGCAGCATCTCGGGCATGCGTGTCTCGGCCGATTCGGCCATGCGCCTGGCTGCGGTCTACGCCTGCGTGCGCATTCTCTCGGAGACCATGGCCTCGCTGCCTCTCGTGGTCTACCGGCCCCGTAAGGACGGCGGCAAGGACCGGGTGACGGACCACTGGCTCTACCAGTTGTTGGGCAAACGGCCCAACCGTTATCAGAACCCATTCGAGTGGCGCGAAATGCTGCAGGGGCATCTGGCTCTGAGGGGCAACGCCTTCTGCCAGATCCTGGCCAACAGCCGGGGGGAGATCACTGAGCTGATCCCGATTCACCCTGATCGGGTTCGCATGGAGTTGCTCCCCTCGGGCGACTATCGATACCGCATCCGGGATCAGGTAGGCTCCGAGATCGTCCTGCCGCGTGGGGAAGTCTGGCATCTGAGGGGGCTGTCTTCGGATGGGCTGATTGGCCTGAGCCCCATCGATCTCTCACGAGAAAGCCTGGGTATGGCCCTGGCCGCGCAGGACTACGGGGCGCGGTTCTTCTCCAACGATGCCAAACCCACAGGGGGCTGGATCGAGTTCCCGGGGTCGTTCAAGGATCCGGAAGCCAAGAAAGTCTTTCGCGAGTCCTACCAGGCGGCGCAGTCTGGTTCGAATCGGGGCAAGGTCCTAGTGCTTGAAAACGGCATGAAGTTTCATGAGGTGGGCGTCACGAATAAGGACGCTCAGTTCCTGGAGCTGCGCAAGTTCCAAATAACAGACATTGCCCGCCTGTTCCGTGTGCCACCGCACATGATTGCTGATTTAGACCGGGCGACTTTCTCTAACATCGAGCAGCAAAGCTTGGAATTCGTCATGCACACCATGACGCCCTGGGCGGAGCGCTGGGAGGCTTCCATCGAAGCTGACCTGCTCCCAGATGGAGACGCCCTGGAGATCGAGTTTGACTTTGCCAACCTCATGCGAGGGGATGCGGCCAGCCGATCGGCTTACTACCAAAGCGGCATCCAGAACGGCTGGCTCACCCGCAACGAGGCCCGCATCTCGGAAAACCTTAACCCGATCGCAGGGCTCGATCAACCGCTGCGGCCGCTGAATATGGTCGAAGAGGATGACGCAGAGGACGCTGAGGACGCGCAAATCGAACCTCAGGATTCCAGCACCGACGCCAGTCCTGAGCCGGACCCGCAACTGAGCCTGCGTCTTCGAAAGCTGGTCGAGTCCAATGCCCAGCGACTGGCCCGTCGGATCTGCAAAAAAGGGGCCCTCGGCTCCAACGAAATCAACCTGATCGCCCAGACCTTCAGCCTGCCTCTATCGGCCGTGCAGGACTGGGCGCAGGGCGCTCCATCACTCGAGGATGAACCGGCGCTGTCCCGGTCCCTCATTCACTTGGGAATACACAAATGAACAGACAACTTCTGCTCTCCGAATTTTTGACCACCCCGTGGGCCCTGATGCCTGAGCGGCTGCAGGCCATGGCCGGGGTCTTGACCCGCTGGTCCGCTGGCGAGCCTCCAACTGATGAGGCCATGTTCCAGATCCAGTCGGAGCGGGTGCTGCGCGATACCCGCAAACAGATGGCTGCGGCCAATGCGGGCTCTGGGATTGCCGTGCTGCCCCTGTATGGCGTGGTCACTCAGCGGGGCAACATGGTCGATGACATCTCTGGCCCCGGCAGCACCAGCACCCAGCAATTCACCTCGGCCTTGCGCCAGGTCCTGGCCGACGACACGGTGGGCCAAATTCTGATCGACATCGACAGCCCCGGTGGCAGCGTGTATGGCGTTGCCGAACTCGCCTCGGAGATCGTCAAGGCCCGAGCCCAGAAGCCAGTGGTGGCCGTGGCCAACAGCCTGTCTGCCTCGGCGGCTTACTGGATTGGCTGCTCGGCCAGTGAGTTCTACGTGACCCCTGGCGGTGAGGTGGGCTCCATTGGCGTGTGGCAGGCGCACTTTGACTATTCGAAAGCGCTGGAAGAAGAGGGCGTCAAAACCACCCTGGTCTCGGCTGGCAAGTTCAAGGTCGAGGGCAACCCCTATGTGCCGCTGGACCCGGAGGCCCAGGCCTTCATGCAGTCCCGTGTGGACGACTACTACAACGCCTTCATCCAGGCTGTGGCCGTGGGCAGAGGTGTCACGGTCGACGATGTCCGAAACGGCATGGGCGAAGGCCGGGTGCTGGGCGCTGATGCTGCACTGGCGCAGCGCATGGTCGATGGCATTGCATCCTTCGATGATGTTCTGGCACGTATGCAGGCCAAGGTCACAGGCAACGCCGTTCGCGGCCAGCCTCAGAAAAGCCATTCCCGCCTGAAACAGGCGCGAGACGCTCTCGCACTGGTTTGATGCTGGTCTGATTTCAATCCTTTCCCTTGCAGCCCTCCGTTGAGGGCTGCGCCCCCCCGCGACCCGTTGGTCGTGATCCCTGTCGCCGCCTTGAGTCATTTCGACCAGGCGGCTTTTTCATTTCTGGAGATAAACCAATGAGCAAGCAATTGCGTGAGCTTCAAGCTCGCAAAGCCACCCTGGTCAAGGACGCACGCGCCCTGACCGACATCGCTGCCGCTGAGCAGCGCGACATGAATGACGAAGAGGTTGCAGCCTTCGAAGCCCTCAAGGGCAAGATCGAAGCGACTTCAGCCGCCATCGATCGAGAAGCTGCCCTGATTGCCGAAGAGGCGCAGATGAACCACCCCTCTCAACTGACCACGGCTTCCGTGATCACGGTGGTGGATAACGCTGCTGCCGATCCCAAGCACGGCTTCAAGAGTGTGGGCGACTTCCTCAAGACCGTGCGCCAGGCGCAAAACCCCGGCGCTTCCATCGATGAGCGCCTGCTGATCGGCTCGGGCCGAAACGCTGTGGCGCCTGCCTCCTTCGGTAGCGAAGGCTCGGCCCAGGACGGTGGCTTTCTGGTGCCGCCTCAGTTCGCCCAGGAAATCTTCCAACTGTCGTTGGGCGAGGACTCCCTGCTGCCCATGACCGACAACGTGGAGATCACGGGCAACACCATGGCCTTCCCCAAGGATGAGACTACGCCCTGGGGCACCAACGGCATTCGTGCCTACTGGCAGGGTGAGGCGGCTTCTGCCATCGGTACCAAGCCGGTGCTGGGTCTGTCGACCCTTCGCCTCAAAAAGCTCATGGCCCTGGTGCCGGTGACTGACGAGTTGCTGGACGACACCAATGCCTTGTCGACCTACCTGCCCGACAAAATCGCCACCTCCATTCGCTGGAAGACCAACGAGTCGATCCGGTTTGGCTCGGGCACTGGCCTGCCGGTGGGCTGTATGAGCAACGCCACCACGGTGACCGTGGCCAAGGAGTCGGGTCAGGCGACGCAGACGCTGTTGGCCCAGAACCTGGCCAAGATGATCTCGCGCCTGCCGCCCGGCTCATTTGGCAAGGCTGTCTGGATCGTCAACAACGACGTGCTGCCGGCGCTTTTCACGCTGACCCTGGGCAACTACCCGATCTACCTGCCCACAGGTGTGAATCCTGGAGGCATTCAGGTCTCGCCCTACGGTACGCTGCTGGGCCGCCCGGTGATCGTCTCCCAGCACGCCAACACCTTCTCCTCTGCAGGCGATGTGCTCCTGGCGGACCTGTCGTACTACCAGACCATCACCAAGGCGGGTGGCATGCAGACAGCTACTTCCATGCACCTGTACTTCGATGCGGACCTCACGGCTTTTCGCACCACGTTCCGTATGGATGGCCAATCCAAGATCGCTGGGCCTATCACCCCCGCCAAGGGCAATACCACCCTGTCGCCCTTTGTCCAACTGGGCGCTCGCTGATCAAGCGCCTGACCATCAAGGAGAAATCACATGTTTCCCAACGCAAAAGGCAGCGAGCTGTTCTCGGTTCTGGCCACCATCGACCCGGCCAGCCAGGCCGTGGGTACTGCAACAACCGGCTGGATCTCAGCTGGTAACCACCACAACCTGCTGGCGCTCATCCAAAGCGGCGCTTTGGGCACCAACGCCACGCTGGATGCCAAGCTTCAGCAGGCCCAGGATGCCTCGGGCACCGGTGCCAAGGACCTGACGGGCAAGGCCATCACGCAGCTCACCCAGGCTGCCAGTGGCTCGGCCAAGCAGGCCCTGATCAACCTGCGCCCGGATGACCTGGATGTGGCCAACGGCTATGCCTTCGTTCGCCTGTCGGTGACTGTGGGCGTGGCTGCCAGTCTGACTGCGGCGCAGCTGCTGGGTGTGAATCCCCGGTTTGCACCGGGCGACGCCAATAACCAGGCTGCTGTCGCCCAGGTCGTCTGATGCCTCTGCAACTTGTCACCCCACCCGCAGGGGAGCCTATCTCACTGGCTGAGGCGAAGCTTCATCTGCGGGTGGACGGTGGCGACGATGACCCGTTGATCGGCTCGCTCATCACCGCTGCCCGCCAAGCTGCCGAGACCATCACCGGCAGGCAGTTGATGACGGCCCGCTGGAGACTGGTGCTCGACGCCTTTCCTGGGCCTTTGCTCATGCACGCCGGGTCTGGCTCGTCTTTCAGCTTGCCAGCTCACGCGATCCTGCTCGCCAAATGCCCGGTTC